GTCCGGTTCGGCAAGAAGAGGTCCTTCATCGGCTGGCTCGTCACCGCCTGCTTCATCTCCGCCTTCAAGGTCACCACCTAGATCACCACCTAGGTCACCACCCAGGTCACCGCCGGCATCGCCGCCTTCAGGTGCTGTGCCAGCTTCTTCAATAGCAGCGCCTTGTAGGGCATCTGTATACTGCTCGATTTGAATTCTCTCAATATCCTCTTCAGCAATCTTAAAGATGTTCCGATAGACCCACTGCTTAGAGAAGTAACCATCAGTTGCTGAACCGGCAACATCGAACTTGACTCTCATATGCTCCAACTCTTGCAGTTCTGCAATCTTAGATGGATTGTTTAGGGACAACTTGAAAGACAACAAATCACTTTCTCGATATCCCAAAGTGTAAAGGTGAATAATACATATTTTCTCAAGCTCGGCAACAACAACACGTTGAAGTCTTTGAATGGTACGAGCGAAGCGGATATCCTTTTGGGATAAAGTTGTCTTATCCTCCTGTGCATCAGATTGAGCCAGGTATGCTTTGGGTACTTTAAGTGCCGAAAATAACTTATCTCTGAGGTAATTAACATCATCTATGTCGCCTGTGAACTGTCCTCCTGCTAGCGTCTCAATACGAGTATTGTTAGATGCGCCTCTTACCGGTATATAATAATCCTCATCAATACTCATAGCATTGTAGCGTAAATCAACTCGACCAGAGTCTTCGTTCACTAGTTGGTTTCGCTTCATTTGGGTCTTTACTTGTTCAATGTATTGTTCCACATCCTCTGCTGCTATATTACCAACGTCAATGTAGAATACTCGTCGTTCTGGTGAGCGAACAATACGATAAGCCATCATCGCATCCTCTAGGAGAGTAAGCTGTCGCCAAATGCGTCGAGATGGTTCAAGAACTGAAGTGCCGTAGGGAACGTACTTGTCATTGCCAAGAACTCGAAAGTGAGATACTTGCCAGTTTTCAAAAGTTACACCTTTTTTACCCTCAGCACTTTGCCAAAAATATTGGATATAATTCGGATTGGTTGAATCGGCACCCTCAATGCGCTCCACTTCCCTAACTGGCAACGGAATTACGTTTGTAATCCCCATTTTATCGTCAATATCTAGATAGAGATAATAATCACCATACTTACACATACTACGAGACCAACCAAACAAATTAGACTCAACATTAAGAACACTGTATAGCAAAGTATCTAAGATATCTTTTATCTCTCTATTTTGACAATCGATATTTACCAAAGGATTGAAAGCAGTAGAGGTTGTAATCTCGTCGGCATATATGTCAATTGCAGATGCAATCTCAGGCATGTACTCCATCTGTTCAAAATCAGTATATCGAACCTGCTTGTTACGCTGGTACAATACTTTATTATTCATATCTCCAAATGGGTTGTAATATTCTTTTTTCTTGAACTCACGCCCAGTTGAAGATGTGAAAGTGTACTTTTTAATATCACGACGATTAGTACGCACCACAGCGGGTCGGTCATAGTCAACGATGGGTCCGCTAAATAATCGAGTTAGACGCCTAAATAAAGCCGACTGATTATTACGAGGATTGTTTGCGTTATTATTATTTTCAGCCATTTATTATCCTTTAATGATCCAGTTTAGATCATGTTGTTTTCCGTCTATACCTTTAAAAGTTTGCTTCTGAGGTTTATAGCCGTGTTGTCCTTCTATTTTAGTATTCATTGATGTGGTAGAAACAGACATACTAGATAGTAACGCCATTTTGTAATCTGCCTCCCGTTTATTAGCTGTCAAAGCTGTATCCCTTACCCAACACCCTATACAAGCTGCAATAACAAGATCGTCATTGTAACTACGCATGGCTTGTGGTCTTCCATTGTGCCATACAAATGTTTTAATCTCATTAGCAAGACGCATAGAATTAATAGTAATTAGTTTATTTCTCACGAATTCTTCAAACTTAGCAATAACAAGTGGTCGAGTTTTCATAGACATGGTAAACCCTGCAACGCCGCCAAGAGACTGTGCTGTGACTTCATCCACATATTCATGTGTTGATTTTATACTATAATAAAGATTTTTATAATCTAAATCCTGAAGTCTGCTAAGTACTCCTATGCCAAGAGAGTTATTTTCTATGATTAGCAAAGCATTATTATATTCTGAGGCTATTGAGTGAAGGAGCGGTGCAAACATATCCGGGGTTATCTTTCCTTGATATTCTGCTACTTGCTCCATGGTCTCAACCTCAAAAGCATGAGCAACACTATAATCAGATCCGTCACCTCGGGCAACGTCCGCAACTAATATATAATCACGATGTGGTTCAGGCTCTTTCCAAATCCAATAATTTCTATCAAAACCTGTCTTGTGAGAAGGTTCATAAGCACCATCAAGGATTTTCTTCAGATCATCACCATGTACTACAGTATCGCCCGAGGCGTTAAAATTACATTCAAGTTCTTGAGCGATCTCACGGCGAGACATATTTCTAGTCTCCTTAGAAAACCAGTCGTTATCTCTCTCTGGGTGAACGTTCCATGGTAGTTTTATGGTGTGGAAATCATTCTTATTCTCCTCAGCTTCAGTATAAGTTTTATGAAACCAATTACCAACACCATTCGGAGTTGACAAAGCAATACACCGACCACCAGTAGAAAGTGTAGGATACAAGCCAGCCCACAGTTCGTCAATACCATCAACAAAGGCGGCCTCATCAATTACCAAAAGAGACAATGCTTCTGAACGACCTGCATCGCCTGAAGTTGAAGAAGCTTTTACTTGAGACCCATTAGACAATTCAAAAGAATTTCGGTTATCAATAGCTATGTCAGATATTTTAAGCCAGGAAGGCAAGTTCTTGTGAATAGCCTTAATCTTTTTCACAAGATTGGCGGCGGTGCCAAGCTTGGTTGCCACCACTAAAACATTCTTATCCTTGTGGAAGAGCATCATCCAGCACACATAAGCGGCAACAGTGGTAGAGATACCTAACTGACGAGCCTTCAAGATGACACTGAATCTGTTCTCTTTAAAGTCTTGCAAAGCTTCCTCTTGAAAATCATAAAGATCAAAAGGTATAGAACCCCTCATGGGGTGTGAAATTTTTGCGTACTTTTTACAAAAGAAGGCAGGATCTTTACCGCAGCGGACTATCTCCGCCATCATTTCCTTCTTATTGAGAGCCATTTATCCCTCTGGTGTTTCTGGGTTCTTTTTAGCCTTGTCGTTGGATGGTCTTTTGTCGGAAGACTTTTCAAGGAAATCAACAAATTGTTTATGATAGTCTTTGTTGCGACGATCCGCAGAACGTTCTGAACCCATGCGGACAGCTTCGACGTCATCAAAACCACCAATCGCATACTGTTTATTAGCTTGGACCCAAGTATGATTCCTGGATGTGGTCTGAACTAGAATGTCCGCATCGGAATCCTCCGTCAAGGTCACACTGGTTTTTGTAATATTTTTATATTCTTTTTTCAGAAACTTGACAATATCACCAAATTTAGCATCAATCTCGTTCTCAAATTGATTACGAGGATGCAATTCATTGACTCTCATTTCGCTCTGGTATGTTATCACCATTTTCGGTCCTGCGAAACGAACCTTGAAGCCATCAATCACACGGCTGTCGATAATTGGATGCCCCTCTTCTCTGCTCAATCCAACTTGGAGAGCTTCTCCGTTTTCATCCAAAGCGCCATCATAAGTATTAGCAGCAGCCTGATTCAAACCTTTAATTACGTCTAGGACAGTAGCCATTATTTTCTTCTCCTTACAGCATAGTCAACATGCTCTTGTGTGGGTCGTTTGCCAGATTTCCAATCATCTTCTCTACCTATAACAAAATCTAGATAGCAAGCATGGCAGCAATTAAACCTATTCATATATAGGTCGTCCTTCCTGGAAAATGAATATGTTTTACAGACGGGGCAAGTGCGGTCCTGATTTTGTCTGCTTCGGCGTTTAGTAATCCTTATGTCACCAACAACAATCTCTTCTTTCGTTGCAGAAAGTTTATCAGTCTTTTTGCGTAAGCCTTTCAATTGCTTTAGATATTCCTCTTCTTTATCTTCTTCCCATTCGTTACGGAAGTCTTGTACGGTATCTTTCCCATATTTTTCAGCGATCGCTTTTTCAACTGATGCTACATAATTTAGGTCTTTTTTTGTACTCATTGCCCCTGATAAACCGCCTTTACAATAGCTACAGATGTACCCACACCAATAACAAGCCCTGACAAGATGCCTAAAGTACCCTTGTTTCTTACAAACCAAGTATTGTCTTGTTTTATTTTTGCCTCAAGTTGAGAGATATAATACTTGTAAGACCCCTCTGTTTTAGCGCAAACTTTGCGGTCCACACTACATTCAGCAATTTTAGCGTTGGTGGCTATTTTATTTTGTAGCAGTTTTCGAAACTCTGCTTCGCTGAGTAGTATCCCAACATAGGTGTCAGAACCTTCATCAACCACCGCTGGTCGAGGTTTGAACTCAGTGACCTCGCCAGCAGTAGCGCCATGAGAAAACAATAATATTATAACCAGTAATCTCATTTTACTTCTTCAGGAACTTCTTCAGACCTTCGATTCTTTTAGCTGGTCTTTTGAGCCCACTCACCAATGTATAAGTGATAAGCTTGTCTTTCTTATCGTCTTCATAAATACCACGATGAACCATGGCACCGCCGGTCAAAGCAGCCAAGGTATCAAAGCCGAACTCAATGTTGTCCATCAAACCGACAGTCTCTTCAAAGATTTCTTCGCTACCAACGACGATGCAAGCAGCGCCCGTAGCTGTCGTAAGGTCAAAGCCTTCAGCGAGAAGTGTTTTCTCTAGGTTCTTCTTGAGAGCACTTGAGACAGCAGTTTCGTTCTCAAGGTTCTTGACGCTAGTAACACCCATAATCATACAGCCTGGTTGCTTCATAATACTGTCGTAGTCTGTGGCATCAAAGGTTGTGTACTCCGAGTCTTGGTTTGCCAATATGTTAAATACGTGGAACAATCCAGCCACTGTATTGTTGATGGTAGTCCAGAACTTCTTGACTGTAAGTTTTGGATACAATCTTTTAATCTTCTCGTTATCCACCATAATAAGGGGAGCAATCTTCCCTTTTTCTGCGAGCCCGCAAAGTTGGGTAATCCGAGCATGAGCGTTCTTGGCTACCGTTGGAGAAGCCGATTCACCAGCAGTTGGGAGAGAAGCAATGACACCAACACGTTCATCAACGTTCTCAACGCCGATATAGGTGAAATACTTCTTGGCTACTTTGATAAGGGTATTGACTGTACCGCCACCAGAACCGCCTGATACACCAAGACAAATCAAGATGCGGTCAACATTGGTTCCAAAAACTTCACGAAACTTGTTAAATACTTCTTGTTCCTTGCGTTCAATAGCCGCTTCGGCTTTGGCTTGGTCTTTGCCAGCACCTTGTTCGCCATGCTCATCGACTAAGAACTTTTGTTCTTCTGGGATACCTAACCCATTTAAGTCAGATCGGGCAGTATTAACTGCGACTGTTTTTGTATAACCCATATCATAAAACGCTTTAGCCATACGTCCGCCGCCTTGACCTGCACCAACAATAGCATATGTCAACGCACCGCCTGACTTATCCTCAACCGTTTCCTTTTCCTCATTGAGGTCTGGATCGTAATCTTCAATGTCTAGTGTAGGGATATCTACCATTTTACTAGTCTCCTTATAAATCTAGTTCTTCATGCATTCTTATTAGAGCTTTCAGTCTTTCTTCACGATCTTGTATTTCTTTTGTATCTTCAAGTTTTTTATCGTAAATCTTTTTGATTGCTCCAATTTTATCTTTTTCTAGTGTAGCACGAATTTCATTTTCTTTAATAGCTGTGTAAACCTTTGTTTGCACGCCTTCCATAAACTTAGCCTTATTCTCTGTTGGTCGAATAAGATTATAAAGAAACCAAAGTATGCCGGCAGCTAATACTACGAAAGATACCAAATACCACATACTGTTCTTTAGCTTATACCAAAGTTTTTTCACTTACCGTGTCTCCAGGTGGCAGCGATATCCGCAGCACCTTGCAGTCCTATGTAGGCTAAAGATACCGCAACCCAGTCGCTGCTAGTTACTGAACCTGCTGCTAAAAAAGCGGTGGAAGTGCCCCAGACAATTAATTTCCTCGAAGCCCACTTTCCTAACCATTTATCTATTTTTTGCTGCATAACAATTATACCTCCTCTTTAGGTATAATTAGTTCTTCCTGGATCTTTTAGCTGCTTTGTGTAGTTGTATATTCTCGCCACGGATCCTATATTGCCTTCCTTCAAACAAAACCGAACCTACTTTGGATAGAGTGCTGTACTCCAACAATAGACCAACTCTCCAGTCTGTGTATTCTTTAGGGTCAACGTGCCAAGTACACTCCCTAAACCTAACTAAGTCTCCAGCCCTCACGCTCTAGAAATTACCACTAAATCTTTTTCGTGAACTTCATACGCCCCGACGAGACCATGGTTGTATTCCCAATCTTCAGTACACCACTGAACAACCCAGTACTTTGGTGTCGGGTGCTTTGCTGTGATAAGACCATAGCCGCCTGATCCTTTTTTATCAAAAAGATTAGTTTGTACCAAATCGCCTGGCTTCATATTTTTTCACTCTCTGTAAAAATGTTTCTTGGTTTTGTCTTGATATCATTGAACTAATCTCAGTTGTGGGACATTCTAAAGACTGGTGCATGGGTGCCTTCATGGTGGATCCACGATCCTTTACCCCTACAGATAACCCACAAGATGGTGAATTAGAAATACCTATAAACCCCACCACATCTTCATATCTTTTTGATAATTCTTCGCATTTTTCTTTTAGTTTGGAATAAACATTTTCTTTTCCCATAATTGCCAAAACTTCGTCATCTTTTTGACGTAGCCTAATTGACGCTCTGGGCGTTCCAAAGAGTTCATGCTCTGGGCATATGGGAACCAGTTCAAAATTGTTATCAGAAGCCCACATTTTTATCTCCTTGTTTATTCTACTAGTTCCGTTCCACCTGACATTCTCTCCAAACACACAGGCGCTGATTAATATTTTCACTCTTTTTTGAAACCCTCAAAATAATAAACTGACTCACAAATATAAGGAAAGGACGAGTTTACTGCCTGAAGACGCAGGGAACCAAACACGACATCAGGGCGGTCTTGGTGACTGGAAACAATCCAATCCAGTTGCATTTCCCAAAACCCAGCGTCGTTACAATCAAAGGTAGTACGGGTTGTACAACTATTGGCTTCCCATTGGCTAGTATTTAAAGAACACCCAGCCCTGTCATCTGGGGGGAGTGGCGCTCCGTCGGTAATTATAGTATCTACGGTTTCCCACACTCTACCGCAATCACCGCCGTGTTCTGCTAGGTGTAGGGTGTAGTAGCCGTTTTGTGTATCTTGCCCGACAGCGCAGTCTCGCTCTTCAGCGTCTCCACACGCAGCTAATAATATAATACAAGCAGCAATTTTATTGACTGACATAAGCATAACCATCTTGACGCTCAATGTCAATAGTCATATCGGCAATATCTTTGAGACTATCCAAGTGAGTAATCAAAAGCACAGTCTTGTAGTAGCCCTTAATCATTTCCATCACTCGCATAAAGCCTTCAAGGTTCTCAGCGTCCAACGCTGTGCCTGGCTCATCCATAATCATAATGTCTGATTTTGGTAAGGTTGACACATTGGTTAGGGCAATGCGAATGGCAATCGCTGCCAGCGTCTTCTCTGCTCCAGAAGCCATCTCTAAAGGTCGTGCTTCGTACTTTGGATGCTTGATGAAGATATCTAACTTATTCTTTTCTGCCTCAAAGAAAATCTCGAAGTCGGTGACGTTAGAAAGAACAGTACTGACCTCATCATTGATAAGAGGGAGCATCCGCTTCACCACATCATAACTGATACCGTTGCTGTGAGTACAACGCATAAACAAGTCATAGGCTGAATACTCTGTGCGGAGATCTTCTAGCTCCTGCTTCTTCTCTTGGAGATTAATGATCTGCTGCTCAATGCCGCCATGCTGCTTGATGTAATCCATAATCTTAGCTTCACAGATAGAGAGTTCATTTTCGGTCAGAAGTTTTTGCTCAGCTAAATCAGACTGTTCTTGAATAAGTCCTTCACGGTTTTCAATAGCCTCTCGGTTATCTTCATAGATTTGAATCCGGTCGGAAGCAGTTTTGATATCATTAGTGAGCGTATTAATTTCGTTGTTTGTTTTTTCTACAAACAAGTCGAGGTTGGTTGTCTCGGCTGACAAAGCTCTCTGCTTCTCTAGAAGTTTTTCGTGTTTTTCCTTTTGAGAACGTAAGCTATCAACATTCATTTCTTCTAGCTGCTGGTTGTATTGTTGTAGCTCTGTCTCAAGATTATGGATTGTGATACGAACCTCAGTAAGCTTGGACTTACTTTTATAGGCATCCTTAATAAACTTACAGTGAGAAAATTCTGGTCCGCATGGAACTTCTCCCAGGAGCTTAACACGCTTCTCGTAAGTTTGCTTGTTGCGGTTCTCAAGCTTAAGGCTGGTCTCCAATGTCCTAACTTCTTCTTTTATGGCTAGGACTTCAGCAATCTGAGACTCAAGGGCTATATTATCATATTCTCCTAAGAAATCGTCTATTTTGGTTAGCTTTTCTAGAAGTATTTCCTTCTTCTTTTGGGCTCCCGCAACTCGAAGATCGCAGTCTTCTAGTTTAGCGGTAGCTTTAGTGAGGCGCTTGCTCTCCTTCTTGATGCTGATAATCTCAACAGGAGCGGACGCAAAGAGGCTTTCTATTTCATCGACACGGGCAGTAATTTTGTTTAGCTTGTTCTTAAACTTTTTACAAGCCTTCTCTTGTTTTGTCTTTTCTGTCTCGTTATTCTCTAGTTGACTACTAAGTGTAACAATATCGTCATCAAAGGTATTATCCTCTAGTTTTTTAAGCAACGCACGGGTCTCAATGCTGTCGCCCTTAGCAAGCTTGAACTTCTTGTCGAATTGGTCAAGATCTAAAAACTTAGCTAGGATCTCCTTACGCTTGGTTGAGCCCTCGTTGATGAAAGTCATCGCACCCATCTGACTAGACATACTTGTAAGCAAGAAGTCGTCAAGGCTTCCAAAGATCTTGCGAATAGCCTTGTCGGTTCCATTGCGATCTAGTGAGTTCAGACTGACTGGCTCGTTGGTTGCCGGGTCAATCATAGTAAACTCTACATCAGTCTTAGCCTCTTCGGTCTCTTCGCCGTGAAGCTTCTTGGTATACTTTTCCGACTTGCGCTCGATGATATAAGTCTTACCAGCAATATCAATCTCAACTCGACCGCTAGCAGCAGGCTTGTTCTGATTAATCATATTCAAGTTCTTGCGAGTATTCTTACTGATAGAGTTATAGACCGTATAAAGCATACTATCAATAACAGAACTCTTACCTGAATAGTTCTTACCGAAGATACCGACAACCCCGTTGAGCTTTTCAAAGTTTACAGTATTACCTTCTCCAAAGTTGAAGAGGTTGCTGAACTCCATCTTCTTCAAAGCCCAGTTTACATTACGCATACTGGCATCTTCGCCATTGACCCGAGCATCATAGCGTGAGTTAAGCTGGAATACTTTCTCTAGGGTCTTAGTATCAGGTTCATATTCTTTTAAGTATTCCCGAATAAGTCGCTCTTGAACAGCGGGGTCTCGTAAGTTCTCTGTGCTACCAAGATCATCGACATCCACACTAGAGCGTTTTAGTCCTGCCTTGTTCACGAATGATAGGCTCTCGGGCTTGAATTTGCTCTTGGCGGTATCCATCACACGGCGGATCTTGTCTAGGGATACCTTGTGATGAGTAACGATACGCAGACGACAACCCTGCTGGATGTCTAGATTACGTGGCATATTGCCTTTAGGCGTAAGCTCGATTGTAGTGAATGGCTTGGGGTTTTTCAGAACGTGATGACTAACCTCATAGTTAGTCTTGTCCTCAATATCCCAGATCAAAAAGCCCTTGTCGTTTGTCTCGCCGTGGTTTTGCTGGATAGTAGAACCACAGTAACGAATTGTACCCGTATCGTTGAGGCACTGATTAGTCTTGTGGATATCTCCAAGGAACGCATAGTCAAATTTATCAAAGACCGCTACATCGTGGTCCATAATCCAACCGAGGTCGGTTCGGCTGTTGTTCACTGCTCCATGGTACAGAGCGATATTGATGCGATCAGCATCTGTTGGATCGGTCCAGTTGGTTTCATCAAAGACCGATAAGACATTTAGTGTAACGTTATGATCTAATTTTACTTCCCCTGCAAACTTATGTAGGTGAAGGTCTGGGTGTTCTAAGGCATCAACGATTGGAGTGATAGCGTCTTGACGACTGCTGTTTCGTAGGTTGCCGTCGTGGTTCCCAAGGATGATATGAGTTGGAGCGATGTCTGCTAGGTTCTTTAGGAACTCTGTAGCCAACTCAAAGTACTCTGGTGAAAGCTGTGTCTTTGTGTGGGCTAGATCGCCGCAGTGGATAATGTAATCCACCTTCTGTTCTCGTAGCATTTCATAAGCTTGTTCAAAGACCTTACGATATTCGTAATGATATTTGAGGTTCTTGATGTGGGTATCACCAAAATGGGCGAGCCGTACCATAGACGAACTCCTTCTGTAGTTTCGCAGGTCTATTGTATCAGGTATATTTCAGTTGTAAAGTAATTTTGGATTATCTAGCGGCGGGTCATACGCCCAGTGTTCTTGTCAAAGCGTGGCTTCCGGTCAGCACGGCGACCGTTGATGTATTTCTTGACGATTGGCTCCACAAGAATATCAGTTGAAAAATTATCGGGCAAACCACCTCTGCCGATCTCGTCAAACATTTCTTTAAGATGTTTTTTTATAATGTCTTCCGCACGAACGATCTCCTCCATGGGTATGGCAGCACGCTCTTCTAGTGTGTCGCCCTTTGCGGGTTCCTCGGATTCTGCTTTGACGCAGTTCCTGTATGTTCTGCCGAACATCTTTTTGGTTTTGCGAGTTTCATGGGTCTTGTAGCCCTTTTGGCAACGCTCTTCAAGCTGTTGCTTGATCATTTCCCGAAGGTGTGTTTTGGTGATTTTCATTTTAATGCTTTGGGTAGTGCATCTACTAGTTGTGACAGCATTACCTGTAACTTGTCTAGGTTAGCATCCCCAGTTATACGAGCGTCTTCAACTTCTCTTTTAGCTCTAATGGCAAGTCCTAATATTTCCATAGAGTTAGAGAACTCTGGGCTCATCTTTTCTGCTTCTTTGAGCAACTCTTCTTTAATGATCTTTTGTAGTTCGGATTTGGTGATTTTCATTTCAATATCCTCGCTCCAGTAATTCTTTAATTTTAGTAAGTTTATCATAAACGATAGCCCACAGGGTATCATAACCCTCCAAACCACTAAGATCTTTCATCAAGTCATCCAGCATACTTACGGCTTTTCCAACCCCGTCGTCAGTAATGCCTTCCGCTTCT